ATTTACCTATTTTATTTACAAAATCTTCTTTAAAATCAGAATATTCTAAAATATCCGCTACTCTATAAGTTAGCGCTTCAGCTAACGTTCTATATATGTAAAGACTTCCATCTAATATATGACGAGTAGCGGTGTTAGAACTTAATGCTGCTAACTTTTGAACACCTACTAAAGCGTCTGAATTTGCTATAGTACCGTCTCTCGCTTCATTTAAGCCTGTTACAGCTCGAATCATGTCTAAGTAGTGGTTAAGGTTAGCTATAAGCATTTGTGTCTTAGAAGCCCCTGAATTGCTTGTAAGCTGCTGTATAGGTATTTTACCCTGATTATAATCACCTTCTTGAGTATAACTCCTACCAATTACAGAACCTGTTTGGAAATAAAGTCTTAATGCGTCTTCGGGATTATATGCTGCGCCTGTTCCTAAATCAACTTCATTTAATCCGTCTGCGTCAATATATACACCATCCGGTACAGTTCTAGCTATAACTTGTTGTAATTTTAAATGCGTCATTTGTATAAGGTCAGCATAAGGAATCATTCTTCTTACTAATGATTCAATAACTCCTTTATACATTCTAGGAGCTACTGCTACATAGTTGGGTATTGCATGTTGAGATGAAGATTTAGGTCTCACCATGTTTTTAGCAAGTTCCCATTTTAAAATAATGTTTGTCCCCATTACCATAACACCGTCATACCAAACATCAATAGTTTTTTCTACTTTTTCAAAGTTTCCCTCTTCCATCATTTCGTCAGGAGGATTAAAGCTTTCGTCTTTTTCTATCATACTTATGTTACCATTGTCTTTCTTTTTCTTTTTATAAATCATTTTTTTAGTTGACTTATAATTAAAATACATTAAAGTACAAGTATCACGATAGAATATATCGTTTTCATAAAATTGAGCTACGTTAAAATAATCATACCAGCTTTGACTATACTTAGAAATTTTTTCTAAGTCAGCAGTTGTAAGCGTAGGGTCAATTTTTACTAACTCAGTAATTGGAACTGTTTTAATTTCTCCCCAATAAAAACAATCTTTAAAATGAGGGTCTTCAGTATAACTATATACCACATTAGCTGGGTCAACATAAGAAACTTTAACACCCGAACCTTGTAAAAATTCATGTTTTGCAACTGCCATACCTGTAACCATCATATCGTAATCTAATCTTTTACGTATATCATCATAATGGTTTTCGGCAAACATGGTGTCAATAGCTTCTTCTTCTGCTATTTCTATCGCTGGTTTATAATTTAAATTCATATATAAAGAAAGCTCTTCATCATTTTGTGGTAAATCATCTGGATTCATTGTAAATGGATTAAATCCTGTTCCGTCTTGAATTATTGTCAAAGCTTCTTTAGCATCCATCTGACCCTGTATCATTTGCTGATACTTACTTCTTTTTTCTTGAGATATAGCATCTTGAGCGTATGCTTTGACTTTAAATAATCTGTCTGACATACCATTCACAACTATGTCTACAAATTTAGGAATAATCGGAACTGGTGTCCAGTCTAAATTAAGATAAGATAAATCACCATCTACGGCTAATTCGTTTTTATATTTTGCTATGGATTGTTCACCTCTTGCGTATAGGCGTAATCTATTAAAGTCCCTCCATTGACTATAGTATCTACATCCGTTAGAATCTTTACGAAACCATTCGTATTGAATAGCCTGCCCTATTTGTAACCCAAATTCATCAGTTGCCTTTTCAGCATCAGATACAAACTGACTAGGGAATCCTACAGATGAAATGTTTATGTTTACCTCTTTCATCTAATTAATTCACTTAATGTTCCTTTATTATTATATGTTGCAAAGTTAAGACTTATTTTTGATTCTTTTTTCTGCGGCAGATATACGTGTTTTTGATTTGCCATTATAGCTAAACCTGAACTTATACTTGCATCAAACTTTGTTCTTGCACTTATATCAAACCTAGCCCAATCCTCAAGTGTTCTTGTAAAGTACACGTTACCCATTTCATCCGCTGCCCTGTTTACCCCTTCTAAATCTAGCCCTACATGCTTTTCAATATATGACTCAATTGCTGCCGCATGCGACTGCTTTACATCTTCAGACGTGTTAGGTATACCACCTAATTCTTTTTCGGTTTTTGATAGTTTATTATAGTGTTTGTCTGGTCTATTCATTGAAAAACCTCTATATCCTCTGTTTTTAAAATGATACAATAACCTTGGTTTGTTATTCTCTACAAGTATTGGCATACCATAAAACACACACGCCATCAATACTTCCTCAAAAAATATTTCAGCTGTTTGTGGTCTTGCTACATATTCTAAAAAAAACTCATTGCTTGGTGCATCGTCCATGTTATATTTAGTTAATCCATGCAAAGCTCCGTTAGAACCTCCTCCTCCTACAGTTCCAGATATATCATAGCTATCACAACCAAATGCTCCTATATGCTCGTTAGCTGGAAAATACACTCCGTGTTTCTGAATCTTTTTATTATTTAAACCTTTTTTAGGAGTCCAAGAAACTTTAAACCTTCCCCTAGAATCAGGTGTCCATATTACTTCTGAATCTTTAACACCATCCTTCCAATAGAACCTGCCACGAGTAACGTGATGCTCCATTATTAATGAATCGTTGTAATCAATTTGTTGGTAAATCTTTGTTAAGTTAAATAAAGATGATTTACTTTCATCTCTAAAAGCATGTGATTCTGTTCTAGGGAATTGTCTGTAAAATTCATTTAGAGCATCAGGGTCTTTTTTTAATGAATCCACCTCTGCTTTCCAGTAATCTACCGCTCCATTTGTAATCCACTCATTATCAACACCCCTGATGGGTTTCTCAGGTTTATAAAAAACTGGCATTCCAAATCTATCTATAAACCCTTCCATATTCCATTCCATTGGAATAAACAAAGAATACAATCCTGATTTAGTTTGACCATTAGCGTTTCTAGTGGATAAATTAGAATCTTCAAATAACTTTTTAAAATTATCACCACCTTTGCTGAGCGCATTTGATGTAGAACCCATCATACATTTACCTATAATTTTACTTCCCAGTCTCAAACAAGTTTTAGTTACACGCCAGTTATTCTGAATGTTATTTGGCTTAAGCCATTTACCTGATTCATCGTGTACAAGCAGTAATAGTTTTTCACCATCATAAGAGTTATCATCTGTATTCTTCCAGTCAATCGTTGTATCTAATCCTGTTAGTTCATCATCCATAACCTCGTGCATATTCTTTTTAGTAATCTTAGATGCAGGAACTCTAAAAGCTAATTCAGTTTTAGGTTTATCCATACCATCTTGTATAGGTTTAAAAAAGAAAGGTAATCTGTTTGCAATAGGAACAACCTTATCAGTAAACATTTTTTTTGCATCCGAACCAGTCTTAGACAGTATTCCTACTCTTGAATCTCTTGCAAGTGTTCCTGTGTTGACACACTCAGACGAGCCCATAAATGAAAAACCTGAACGTCTTATCTTCAGATAATCCATTCCAAAGCATCTTTTATCTGCCTTACAAGCTTCCCAGTATAAAAAGAATATTCTATTTGCTTCTCTATAATCAGGATACCCCACATCTATACTTGTCCACTGTAAATACATATAGTGCGAACCGGTTATGTATGTAGGTTTTCCGTTATTGTAAAACCAATATCCAAGCTCTCTTCTATCAAACTCTGACTCTATATAATCTACCCACTTGTTTTTAAATGCAGGTGGTCTGTCGTTCCATTGAAATATAGAATTTATTCGAGATAAATCTCTAGGTAACTCTTCTCTTTCCCAATACTGTTCTTCTTTTTTTACTGAACGTTTAAATATTTCTTTTGGTTCAATAGGTAGTCCAATTGCTAAACCATTTATATTTATTATCTGACCTATTGTTCCATTGCGAGAAATTACAACTAAGTCATACTTTTCATTATAACCATATATCCAAGTTTTGGCCTTATTCTTTTTTGTAAGAACAGACCTTGGAATGTAATCTTTAATTACATGATATAATTTATCTTGACCTTCTTTCTGCAAACCCTTGTTTTGTATCTGTTTTATCTACTTGTCCTCCAGAGTTAATTACCTCTTCTTCTAAATCTATTTTGTTTAGTATTTCAAACGCATCAAATATAGCCAGCTTTTTAGTGGCAGCTGCATTTTTTAATCTATCTGCTGCCAGCTCGTCATCCGGGTCTGGTTTTATAATATCTTCTTTAGCTACCTTAATTAGCTGCTCTACAGCTCTACGACCTGCGTGTATAATTTCTTTTTTTAAATCTTCTGACTTCATAGCTTTATTGTTATTTGATGGTCATACATTCTATATAGTTTTTCCTCATCTACCACAAACTCGTATTCACTATCTGGTTTAAAAGATATTCTATCTCCCTTGTTCACACCTTGTGAAGATAGGTATTTGTTTGGGTATTTCATAATACCAACAAGAGGTTCTTCAGTTCCCAGTTTAGATATAAAAGATTCTTCTTTTTCTACAGGCTTTACAAAACAATATCTGTCATGACAATGCCATATATCATCTTGTTTGTACATAAAGAACTGGTCGTTTTCTATAAAAAATAAATTGTCTTTGAAAAAACTTTTACCGCTTTGTTGTCTCCCTTTCATATCATTGTAGAATTTAAATACATTGTGATGAACAAGAAGAATGTCGCCAACTTTTATTGGCCCATCATAACCAAGGGGAACTGCCACTACTACACCCTGTCTGTTTGAAGCTTTGTAGTTTTCCTCAGAGGTACTTGTAATAAACTCTATACCCTCTATGTTTTTTGTATTTGTATACCTTTTGTCATCTAAAGGTTTTACAATAAAATAAAATGGTGACCTCATTAAAAATTAATATTATATTCTATCGAGACGGGCATATTAGAGTTAAACTCTTTCCACAAAAGAATCTCGTCATTGTGTTGTATCCAAATCTTTATACTATCTGATTGCTCTACGTACTGAATTAAATGTATTACGTATTTACCTCCTAATACCTCTTGACCTACTATGTAGTGCATTGCGCTAGACTTATAGTCTTGACCAATAGAGATTTTTCTTATATCCATTAGATTAAATTTAATTAATACAAAGATATAAATTATTTACCTGCCTTGACCTCTATATCTTTTAAGGTAATTTTTAGATGATTTAAGTTTAGATGATTTAGTTTTTGCGTGTACACCAGGTCTACGCTTCTTTGGTCTTTCGATATATGCGAAAGCTACAGCTCGTCTAGCCATTCTTTTGAATTGATTTAAATTTCTCCGCTCCTCGTGAGCCAAAGTATGCTACATAAACAGTAATTAATAAAGATTTAAGAAGGTCAACCCATCCGCTGTCTACATCAAACCACCCGCCTGTTGAGTCAACAAATATTAGTACCACCATTGATATTGTTAAAAATATTAAAGCCAGTGGTCTAGTATTTTTGGATAACCAAGAATCACTCTGCATATCACTGGCCCAGCGTTTAGATACTTCTTGCATTTCAATCGTATCCTGCTGTAATAAGGCTAATGCTTTTTCTTTATCTTCAGCCGGAAGTACAGGGTCTTTTTTAATTAAGTTTTTTACTATACCCATAACTCCTTTGTCTGGAAGAACATCTCCAAAAGAATCTATAATTGAAGAACCAGCTCCTGATAAGAACTTACCTACTTTTGTGTCTTTAAATTTCTTCTTACTCATATTACCATGTATTTAGATTTGCCATTTTTTTTGTATGCTTTTAAACATCTTCCTCTATTTTCATCTGGACTTACATAAGATACGTGTACCCAATCAGGATTTTCGTCATCTCCAAACTCCCATATCATCTGGTCAAAACTTATGTTTTTTCTGATATGCTCAAACATTTGTGCATTTGTTTTATGACCAAACGTATCATCAATATCCATTGCTCTACCCTGACAGTGCTGAGAAGACTCACTTCCACCAATAGCTGTGTTAAGGTCTGGACTTCTAAAAAAAGAATTTATTTTGATAGGGCCACCTACCCATTCTCGAAGTGGTTCAAATACATGCTTAGCTACGGCCTCCATATTAGTAAGCTGATACTGATTCGGAGTATTTTCTATTCCTAATCTTGTAGCAGTATTGGATTTCACTCCTTCTTTATAAGATATATGTGGGCTTATTTTTTTAATAACTGATAAATTTTAATAATCGTATATACTAAGGTAGCTAAAAATACACAAGCTTGCAATACTTGATTCATCTCAGCTATACTGACTATTAAAACTGTTATACCAAGTACTGTAGGCTCAAATTCTGACATTATTCTTCAGTTGTTATTTCATCCCAGGCTTGAGTTTCCTCATTCCAAGAATATTGTTTATCATCTTCTGGCATAGGGATAGGGGCTTGCCAATCATGGTTTTCATCCAGAGACCAACTTGGATAAGGTTGAGGTGTTACGAACACGTCATTTATATCATCATAAGTAAAACCAATGCCTGCAAACTGTTTTCTCATATTTGAATTATAAGATGTTTGAATCCAGTTGTTGTGACCGAACAAAGAGTTACAAAACTGAACACCTTTAGCTTCATTCTCTTGACCTTCGTCATCAAGAAGCTCATTATTGTGTACAACAATTACTTGTAATACTACGTTGTTTTCATCAAGTTCTGCAAAATGTGCCATAATTTAAATTTTAACTGTGGACATAAGTACCACTACCTGTATATGTTAATATTGTTTCACTACCTATTGTAGTTACAGTTGGAGAACCAGTTGTAGTTCCTGAGTAATCAGATGTGTTCATTCTAAGTATTACAACTCCAGAACCACCATTACTCCCTTGATAAGCCGCACTATTTGCTCCAGAAGTACCTCCACCACCTCCAGTATTAGCTGTAGCTGCAACTGGATTTGCAGAACCAGTACCACTTGCACCACCTCCTTGAGCACCTGAACCACCAGCATTACGCCCACCTCCTCCACCACCACCGGCGTAGAATGTGTTTGTTCCTGTTATAGCAACAGGTAATCCCTTTCCACCAGAACCACCATCATAAGCTCTACCGTCTTGCCCAGGCGAACCCGCACCTCCTCCACCACCACCGGCTTCATCATTATTAACTCTATCATATCCTCTTCCTCCACTAAATCCTTGGCCAGTAGTACCTAAACCTACAGGTAATCCGTTTGTTGCATTTCCGCTTCCACCACTACCTGAACCACCGTTTTCTCCTGTGGGCGCCTTTGCAGCCCCACCTCCATTAGAAGTAATTGAACCAACAGAAGAATCTCCACCGGTTGAGCCGTTTTGACCCCCACTTCCACCACCACCCACAGTAATTGTATAAGTTTGAGCAGATAGTGTAATATGGTTTTCAGCAGAAGCTCCACCCCCTGAAACACCTCCATAAGATGTTCTTAATCCCCCAGCACCAGCTCCTCCTGCATCGTCATATCCTCCACCACCACCACCGGCGACTACTAAAAACGCCATTTCTCCAGCCGCTATAGGATTATCACCAGGATTCATTTTAAAAGCTACATATAAATAAGTACTACCTGATGCGTTTAATTCGGTATCTGAACCATTAGCTTCAAAATTAGTTGAATTAAAATCTACAAATTTGCTTGCACTCCCTGTAGTTTCATTTTGGTCATTGTTAGCTTCTAATCTATTGTTTCTTGGATTTGACGAGTTTCTTGCGCTATCAAAAATTAACCACCCACCTGAAGAATTAGTTCTTTTGACCATTAGCCAGTTAGGTTCAAATCCTGTGGTTACCGCATTACCATCGCTTCCAGTCCCAGTATAAGTTCCCACCTTACTAAATCCTGGGATACTTTTAAAACAATAATAAATATAACTATATGTACTATTTGATATAAGGGTTGTAATAGTAGT